TTCTAGTGCAAGATTTAAAAAAAACTAATGATATATTAATTAAAACTTATGGTGAAAAATATATTAATTTAGACTCTAGAAAAAAACAAATGTTAATTGATTTTCAATTTAATGTAAGAAACTTTAGAAAAAAAAATGTATTTCCTAACTTTAAAACGGCATTATTTGCTGGTGATGAACAGGGAATGATAGATGAGCATGTAAGAGGATTTTACCCCTCTCAAGAAGATCGTGACAATAAAACTAATTTTAAAACTTTAAGTAGAAATAAAGATTTTAAAAACTTTTTCTTTGGTGAGAATTAATGGCTAAACAACCCAAAACAACCAATGAACATATCATATCATTATATGGTTATATTACAGGGTTGAAGAGGGAAGTAAGTACAATAAAAAATAATCATCTAAAACATATACACGAAGATATAGATAAATTACATAGTAAAATAGATAAAGTTTTGTATGCTATACTTGGTGGTTTAGGTGCAACAATATTAACATTAATAGGTTTATTAAATTAATAGGAGAAAAAATGGAAAACATTAAAAACAAAGTAAAAGAATTGTGGGAGAAACACTATCACTGCGTCATTTCTGCAGTTGTAGGTTTTGTCCTAGGTGCTATAATAATATAATATACATTTTAAATGTCTAACCCTGAATATCAGGATATTATAAACGAATACAAAGAGCAAATCAGGATCCTCAAGCAAGAGATTGCTGAGTTACAGGATGCTGGTAAGTCTAAGGATAGTGCTAGTAAACGTACTCTACAAAAACTAGAGCACCTAACACAAGACTTAGATGATGCTAATAAAAAAATAAAAGAACTAGAAACAAACCAATCAAATACAAAGGAGTAACAATGCCATTTGAAATGATTACAATGCTAGGATCCACTGTACTTGGTGGTGTGATGAGTATCTGGTCACAAAGCATTAAAGCAAAACAAGCAGAACAAAAGATGTTACTGCAAAGAGCAGACGTACAACAAAAAGGTTTTAAAGAAGCAAGAGAATACGATAACGTAGGTTTTCAATGGACTAGAAGAATTATAGCTTTAATTGCTGTTTTTTCTATAGTATTATTACCTAAATTGATGCCTGTATTTTCACCAGACACAAGTGTAATTGTAGGATACTTAGAATTTAAACCTGGATTTTTATTCTTACCAGAAAAAGAAATAATGAAATGGGTAACGCTATCTTCAAACAGTTTAGTTATTACACCATTAGATACTAACTTAGTAGCAGCTATTATAGGCTTATACTTTGGTGGTTCTTTAGTCAAAAAATAATAAATACTATGGGGTGTAATGATGAATTATTACTTCACAGGAACACTAATAATAATGCTAGTACTAATGGCATTTTTTTTAGAACCAGGATATAGATGAAATTTACTTTAGCGTTTTTACTTTGCTCTTATGTAGCAGAGACATGCCTACCGCCCCATGTATGGGAAACAAAATTTGATAGTGAGTACGATTGTTTAGTAAAAGGATACGAAGAATCATTATTAAAAATACAAGAAATAGGACCACATGATATAAACACACATCGTATGTATATTAAATTTGGTTGTTATGAATCACTTGAAGAAATGAAATTATGAAAAACCCTATAACATTAATAATATTATTACTACTATTATCTGGATGCATGGCAGCTACAGTTGCAATGGCTGGATCAACTCAGACTAATACATCTGGGTCTAACACAGCTATTGAAGGTGGATACACATCTACTGCCAATACAACATACCAATCTGGATCTAGTTCTAATACAACTACAAACTCTACATCTAATTCAAATGTTAAATCAGCACCTCCAAGTGCTGGAGCACCCTCATATAATTCAATGACACAAGATGTTTGTGCTGTTGGTGTATCTTTAGGTGTTCAAACATTTGGTATAGGTATTAGTGGGGGTAAACATGTTATTGATAAAAATTGTGAAAGATTAAAGTTAGCTAGAATACTTAATGATTTTGGTATGAAAGTTGCAGCAGTAGCTATACTATGTCAAGATGAAAGAGTATTTGAGTCAATGATTCAAGCAGGTACACCTTGTCCTATAGATGGTAAAATAGGTAAAGATGCACAAGCATTATGGTCTAAGTATGACCATGAAAGACCAGATTATAATACATATATAAAACGTATGGAAGATAGAAAAATAGCTGATGAAGAAATGCAAGCAAAGATTACAGCAGAATTAGATGCTATGGATAAAGCTAAAGCCATAGAAGATAAAAAATTAGAAAATGCAAAAAAAATGAAAGAGTGGAAACACCCTAGGTAATGAAGAATAAACCACTTAACATATCAGAATCGGCTGCCGTACAAATGCCGATGAAAACAGTTGCTAGTTTAATTTTGTTAGTTGCAGCTGGCGTATTCGCATATACAGAGCTGACTGCAAGGTTAGTTTCGTTAGAGACATCTAGAGAATTATTTGAAAATGATCTGTTAAAAAAATCCGAGCAAGTACCTGTGGACCAAGAGCAACATTTTTTATTGGAAGATCTTTATAAGTCCGTAGAGAAAATGGAAGAAACTCAAGAAATGAATATGACTAACAAGGTTAATATAGAATTTTTAAGAGATCAATTAGATAAAGCATTAAGTGATATTGAAGATTTAAAAGATAAAGTAAGAGCAAACGGAAAGGCAGCACACTGATGCCAGAGTTAATCATAGCACTACTTATGATTGTCAATGGAGAAATTAAAGAACACAGAATTCAAGAATCTATGTCTCAGTGTTTAAAAGGTAAACGTATAGCAATGAGAACAAATAAAAACAATAACATTATTTACACTTGTATAAAGTCAATGGCTGAACTTGAGTCTAATATAGATGGGTCAAAATCAATTAAAAAACTTATATTAAAATGAAATGGTTAGCTACGTTTTTAATATTAACCCTAGTTATTTTTG